CGTTGGCCGGGTGCCCGCAATTCCATAAAATCATAGAACTCCAGTTTTTTCTTGGGTACGGCATTTGTTTACAACCGTCCATTTTATCGCCCTCTTGCGGGGTATAATCATGCTTTACACACATAATAGCATATCGATCGTCGGCCTGCTTGAATATTTCTGTAATATCGCATTGGAATAGAAAGTCACAGTCGACAAAAATTGCCCAATCACTAAAGCCTGCTAGATGAGGGACAAGAAATCTAGTAAACGTAAATTCTGTTGAACTTAATGCATCCGGTTCTCTGGTGTATATTCCCTGTTCTCTTAATTCGGATTGCTTGAGAGGAATGACGTCAACTCCAGCATTTCTAGCCTTGATACTATATTCACACACTCGATAAGCGATATCTTCTCGAGGATCATACCCAACAAACACTTTCATAAATTTCCTTGTATCATTGTTAATGCAGCACCAGTCTGTAATTCGTCATTGTGAAATTGACCGTAGGCCAAGTGACAGGCCCAACTATGTAATTTATCTTGATCCGGATAATAGGGTTTTTCAATTTGACTTAGGTCGTTAGATGCTACTGGACTGGCAGCATTACAGGGGGCTAGTGTAAATGTTGGATATCCATACATAATAGCTTCTGTAGCGGCATTAGAATTAAAAGTTACTAATGCAAATACATCATCGTCAAGCGCCTGTTTTAATGTATTACTGACTATACGATCAACACGCTTAGGAGCACGTTCGCGTATTTCTACGGGTCTATCTGTGTATTTTTTAATTGTTTGAATAGTCTCGTTGGTCCATTGTTCCAGATCTATCCCATAGAACTTGCAGGGCTTTTCATCAGGTTTAGCTATTAAAATTTTTCTTCCTGATTTTTTCCAAGGTTCGAAAGTTTTATTAAATTGTTTCCATCGGTCATCTGGTCTAGATATAATTTCACTGTGTTGCAAATTATTTTTTACAATGCGATGCCAATATTTCCATCCGTTGGGATTTTTTGAATTAACTTCGTTGCCAAAATAACCAGTGTCCATGTAATAAAAATCTCTGCCTTCTTTCCAGCAGCGTTTCATTATTTTGTGTTTCAATATACCGCGCAATACAATAGGTTGATTCGAATCTTCATAAACAAAATCATCTGTTGATGTTATTTTTCCGCCGCAGGATCTTGCTAATTTTTCTATGTATTCGTCTGTGCCGTCTTTGCTTAAGAAAATCCAATCTTTCATTTTCTTTCAATGTCCTCTTCGACGCAGTGTTCACCAAATTGAATTTCGATAACTTTCAACAAGGCCTCACTTTTATTAACTAATTGATGCCATTCCCCTCTTCCGATGTATGTCTGCATGTTTTTCATCACAAAGTTTTTCATCACGGTGTTGCCATCTGCATCTAGAGTATTAATTGTCGCAGTTCCCTCAGTGACAAACCAATGTTCATAACGATATCGATGGCGTTGCATTGATAAACTACATCCAGGATTAACAGTAAGCTCTTTTAATTTCATTTCTGCTCCGTCTTGATGTAGTACACGATAGTAACCCCACGGTCTTTCTGTTTTAGGAGCCTTCCATTCTTGTAGGATCCACGAACTAGAATTCATTTTATTTTCGCCACCAACGCCAAACACAAATGATAAATTAGAATCTACAACATCCATTTCTGGAATGTTGTCTTTGGTCCTATCACCTCCGTTGGCAAATATCAGCTCGGCATCGGGATAATGTGCCCTTGCTTGTTGAATAAAATGCTTTGCTGATCCGTCATTGTCATCAAAGGTATACACTTCATCGACCATTGATAAATTATTGATAATACAAAGTCGTTCGTTCCAGGGCATAAAGGCAGCACCTTTTTTACGAACAAGCCAATCATCAGAATTCAATCCAACAATTAACTTGTCGCCTAGAGTTTTTGCGGCTTTAAAGTAGGCAATATGCCCGGAGTGTAGGGGATCAAATCCACCAGTGATTAAAACTATTTTCATGCAGATATTTATCTGCGCATATTATCTAGTATTTAAAGACTGGCGTCTTCTAGGCCGGATACTCGTAGTTTAACAATGTTGCTGAGATGCCATTGTTTTTGGTCAAGTGCCTTGATAATGCCTAACCACTTATTACGTAGCAAGGCAAAATCGTTGATAATTTTTTCAAAGTCTACAACGTCAGCTTCACCTTCTACGAATTTTTCACAGTCTCTTGAAGATAAAGTTCGTTGATAATTTTCTAAATACTTGCGAAAATGTTGACTACGCAGTCTACGAAGTTCAATGTTTAAGTACTCAAGGATACCTTCAATTTCTTGAAGTTGATTAAAGCGTTCTTCCACGATACCGGGCATCTGCGAACTTGCCTTCTCGATGTTACCCGCTATGCGGACATCTTGTTTTGCTTCGATTAACTCAGCTTCATAATAGGCCGCGGCATCGGGAATGTTGCTTATATCTTTACTAACCTTGTCGTACCAATTCATTTATTCCTCTTCATCGTAGCTGTCTACATCTTCTTCAATCTCTTCACCGTCGATGGCATATGTAATAGCTTCGTCGAGAAAAGGATCAACTCCTTGCAGACTGTCTAACACACTTTCTTTAATGCCATAGTCCAACAATGTGTTCACAAAATCAGTGGCCACATCTGGTCTATGTTTTTCAGGGATATGTCCGATTACCACATGCCATAAGTCAGCAATTAAATCTTCTTTCATTCTTGAGTCTCCGTTTCAGGTTCAACATTAGTAGTTATCTCTGAAGCGGAAATTTCGCCATGTTTAGAAATATCTTCCATGGCAATGTCTAAACCGTCTTTCTCATTTCGTTCCCAAGCCTTGCGGAACTGCTTGATAATTTCACCGTCTTTGGTAGTGTATACAAGGCTGTTACCTTCTTTCTTGAGCATGCCTTTAGCTTCGAACAAGTCGACTAATCCACTATATGGACTCATACCTGTTTCATAAGGAATCTCAACCTGCACACTTTCGAACGGTTTTGCATAACGAGTTTTCATGATCTTACAAGCAGCACGAATGCCTTGCACAGTGGTGGTCTTATTGCCATCTGCATCAAGTTTCAACTTCAGCTTACGCATAGCAACAACAATCGAACTTGCGTAGATAAAGCCTTGACCGCCACTGATCTTGTCATCTGGATCAAACATATCCTGACTTGCGTATGTGTGATTAGTTGCTACTAGCCCAATACCGAGACTGCCGAACATGTTCACACAGTTACGAACCAGTGCTGTAAGTGCTTTAGGTTTACGGCCCATGTCGCCTTTAAGATCCCCGGCTTGGAACTGATTAACGTCTGTGGGAGTCAGTAACATTCCGAGACTGTCGATAATAAACAATACTTTAGGACGCTCGTCTTCTGGCATTGTTTTATATTCTGCAACAAATTCTGTAATAGTCTTTGCCACATCATCAATCATGGCCATGTTAAGTTTCAATAACTTGTCTGGACTTGTATCAACATCAAGTGCATGTAACCACTTTTCGTCAAGTGCATTTTCTGTATCGATTAAGATTGGGAATATGCCTTGTGCTTGTGCATTCTTAACTAGATTGCCAGAACAGATAAAACTCTTACCTGCACCACTTTCGCCAGCAAACACAGTAACCTTGCCTAGTGGAATACCTCGTTTGAAATCACCGCTGATAAGATAGTTTAGTGCGTAGTTGTTGGTGCTGACCCAGTCAGTTGGGTCGTTAAAGCCAATACTTAAACCGTCAATAGATTTAGTAATTGACTTTCTAAATTTTGATATATCAAATGCTTTTGCCATGATGTTTTCCTTAGTTTTAATCTTTCTTCAAAAACCCAAACGGACATTTAGATTTTTTAAATAATTTGCCTTTGTGTAAATTTATCAAAGATGCTGCTACCTGATAATTTTCTTGTAATGTATTTCTAGGAACAAAAAACTTTAGCCGAGCACAGGCTTTTTCGATCTTTTCAAGTGTAGTACTTTGTTCAATCCGAATTAAATTTACTTTTTTATCTGTGTTGAATCGTATATAGTATAGCGGATCGCCTCTCTTGATTTTCAAGATTTTTTGATCATCGATAATCTCAAATGCCGGTGACACAGGTCTAATCCATTTTGCAATATTGTATTCTCCTGAAATCAAATTAGTATTTTTGATAAAATCAGTCTTTTCCATAGTTGCAGAAATCATTTCCATAGCTATATCATGTTCGCTGTAAAACACATACGAGAAATCTAAAGTAAACATTGAAAATTTATTGTTTTGATTAAATCTTGGCATAATATGTGTATTATAAAAATTTTGGTTAAAATCTTTAGTCATCAAAACTTTTTCACCAGTGGGTAATATATCAACCTGTAAAGTTAAATCCACAGGACTACGCATTAGAAATGCATTTTTATAATAATCTTGCCATGCAGGACATTTTAAATATTCTACTTCATTGTCTCGCTCGGACACAAGATATTTGATCAACGATTCTGGTTCATAATATCCAGTGTTATGCCAATCGCCATCTAACAGAAAGGGGCACCAATAGACATCGTGTTGTTTGCGAAATAGATTCATAGTAGGTAATAGGGGGCCTAGGCCCCCTATAAATTACTGTTTCTGACGATTGCGAATCATAGCAAGAATGTCTTGCGCACGACTAGCACCTTCTGCACTAGCTTCGGCCTTTGGAGCTTCAGCTTTGGCTACAGGAGCCGGCTCGTCATCTACATCCGCTGCAGGCGCAGCAACGGCTGCTGGTCTATTAGGATCACCAGTGGCTTGACTCATACCTGCTGGTTTGAAATACTGACCCCAACGTTCCATGTCATAGGCTTCGCCATCTACAGAAGCTTCGAACATTTCTTTCATGACCTTGAGTTCTACATCAGTGGGTTTCTTTGGCAAGAATCCGCTGAGATCAAAAAGGCCATGTGCTTCTACTGCTGCTGACTCAACATCTGTCAATGAACGCTCACGTCGGCTCCATTTTGAAGTAGAGTAGTCAGCAAAGCCACCTTTTGATGTCTTGGCAATACGGAAATCTAGACCTTTTAAATAGTCTGTTGGCAACTCATCCAATTCTGGATCCATCAACGCTGAACGAATGATAGCGTAGATCTGAGGACCAATGATAAATCTACGGATAGGATTGTCTGGGAGTTTGTCTTCTTTGAGTGGATCTTCAACCACAAAGCCTTGGAAAATGTACGAACGCTTTTTCCAATACTTACGACCCATTTCCTCTAGTGATTTGTCTTTGAACCAACCACGAACTTCTGACAGGATCGGGCATGCTGTACCGTCGTTGTACATTTCCACACATGGAACCTGTACCTGTACTGCTCTGCTGTCTGTTTCGCCTTTAATGCCAGCGAATGGCAATTTGATCATTGCACGTTCTACCCAGAAAAATGTGTTGTTGGGATTACCGTCAGGTAAGAAACGTACGACAGCTTCTTTGCCTTCTTGCATATTCCAATGTGGGTAAATTGCATTGTCTCCACCGCCGGTGGATTGTCCTGTGGACTTTGATTGTGCTTCTTGAAGTTTCGCACGGATTTCTGATAGTGTTGCCATTTTAAATGCCTCCTTGTGTTATGCCTAAAATGTTTATATGCCTTATGCACATGTTTTATTATGCGCTTTTTATTTATCAAGGTCAACGATTATCTGCGTATTTTTTGATTTTATTTTGCCAAAAGAAAAAGTGGGTCATGCCCACTTTTCCTTATACTTGGCCATTGCCATTTGTCTAGCTAACCATAATCTAAACTTCACATAGTCCGATAGCTCATCACTCTGAACTACCTTACCAAACTCTTGACTACGTCGATTACGGCCAAAAGTGACCTCATCGTCTATTATGAGGTCACTGTCTTCTAAGTCAAACTTACTTTGCTGGAACTGCGGCTGGCTTTGCGTCTGTTTTAGGTGCGTCCTTCTTTGCACCGTCACTTTTTGCAGGCTTTTTCTCGTCCTTCTTGACTTCAGCTTTGGCCGGAGCGGCTGCTGGAGTAGCAGGTGCTTTAGCTGGCTCAGCAGCGAACACAGTTGCGGCAAACATTGCGGCGATTAGAGTTGCGATTGTTTTCATTTTATTTCCTTTAGGTTAGTTTGAAACAAGTACCAGTCTATAACAGTTACAGTTAGCATCAAGAATTTGTTCATAATGATAACCATACGGCACAGATGGTTGGGTGTTAGGATACACTATGATTGGCGGCTGCTGTACTATCACGGGCTGTGGTCTTGTGATCACATATCCCAGTACGCCTCCTATCACAAGCGGTGCAACCCAATCGGATCGATTGTAATAACCATGATTCTGACCATGATGATTCCAGTGATTCGGATTTGCCTGGCTTGTCCCACTTACCAATATCAAACTCGCAAGTGTTAAGGTTTTTAGCAGTTTCATACATAATGTCTCCTAGCATATATATACAACGCTTTAGAGACAGGTTCCGTTGACACACAATTTAGCCAAAAAGAAAGGGCACCTAAGTGCCCAATCTAACTGCGACGAAACTTGTTAGTAGCCTGCTAGTTCTCTAATACGAGCCAATTCTGCAATCTGTGGATCTTGTTGTTGTGGTGCCATTCTTTCTACCATTTTACGAGCAACATGTTCTGCCTGTTCGCCAAACTTTTTGCCTACCATAGTGCATACACCTTCTGGGCCTTTGGGAAATGTACCTGAATCTCTGTCATAGAAACTATGCAGGAATTCTGCTAGCTCTTCGGTGTTTAATCTTTCTTTTCGTTTTTCAAAATCACGTTTTGGCTTGTCATCTTTGTATTCTACATCTTTCATGGTCAGCGGTGGTTCACCTGCTTTTTTTCTATCTACTGCTGGTCTTTCGTAGTCTCTTGGATTATCAGGATCCACAGCTTCTTGCGGTACTGGTTCTTCTGCAGGCACAACCGCTGCTGCTGGATCAACCGGTGCTGGATCAACCGGTGCTGGTTCCGCTTCCGGGGCAGTTTGGTCACCTCCTTGAGCTGCTTCCGGGTCATCCACCATGTCGCCAAAATCCAACTGCTCTAGTGCTTCGGGTGCATTAAATTCCAACCAATCTTTGACCAATGGTCTCACACATGCATCTGGATCTTCTGCTGCCTGTTCTTTGATTCGCTTGTATAGTTCTGGATCTTCAATCAATCCTTTGAGGCTTTCGATAGCATTAGTGCCGTCAACTCCTGCTGGGAAATGTTGTCCTACTAGTTCTTGTAGACTTTGTAATGCTGCCTGTTGTTGTTCGGGGTCTTCACTGGTCACTGCACTATCTTCGCCTAGGCCCATGACCCAGTTTTCAAATTGAGCAAATGGGTCATTGTCTTCTGTTTCAACCGTTAGGTCTTCGTTGTTGATT